GTAATGTAAGACCTCAGTCGTCTGTACCAGTGCGTAATGTAAGACCTCAGTCGTTAGCGCCGGTGGGTAATAATGCATCATTTTTCAGTAATGTACAGAATAAACTTGCTGATTTGTCTGCCAAAATATAAATAAAAATGTACATGTATAATAATTATGAGTAACACTACCCGCGTGAGTTATAAGTCCACTGGTCGTGATTTATTAATGCGGATAAGGAAACTTGACGCTACCATACAGCGCGTGAGAACTAATGCTAGTCCAACTAATACTAACAAAAATAACATAAACACTAGACTAAAAACTATTATCACGATGGTAGACGAAACGAGAGAACGGTTCATGAAAGAGGCAAACGAGTTATTAGCCACGGGTGTATCGAAAAATAATATGAACGTGAACAACAAGAACCTTGCTTCGATCGTTTCCCATGGTTTGCTTACTAAGAAACTTCAAATGAACCAAACCAAAATCCCGAAAATAATGCAGATGGACGCTATCATGAATAAGATACGCACTGCACGGCGGAAGGCTGATCAGCGTATACAGACTGAAACAAACGAGGCTATAAAGAAGAACGCCTTAAAAAAGGCGGCGAGGAACGGTGCTGCTGCTAGAAACGCGAAAACGAAAAGGAATGCTACATTTAGTTCTATAAGTAAACAGGTCGCACAACTCAAGAATCAGGTTGGTAACAATAACAATAGCAATGTAATTAATATATCATCACCCAACACACTGAATGCACTTAATGCCCGTATAGCAAAGGCAAAAAAGACTAACTGACTTAAACAGTTGAAACGTATACTATACATGGAAGATTGTCACATATGTTGTGAAACATTCAACAAATCAAATCATAAGCAGATTGACTGTGGATTCTGTGATTTGAGTTGTTGCCGTACGTGTGTACAGTCGTATCTATTATCAAATACACAGGATGCCCACTGTCTTAAATGTAAGCACGCATGGGATCGTGATTTTCTAGATAAGACGTGTACAAAGGTTTTTCGGAATAGGGAATATAAGAACCACCGAGAACTTATTCTGTTTGAGAAGGAGCGGTGTCTACTCCCGGAAACCCAACATTTGGTAGTCCAGGAACGAGCGAGACGCGAAACTGTGCGTCTACTTGAGATTGTCAGAGGCGAAATTTCAGAAAAACGCAAGGAGTTGCAACAATTAGAGGCTATGCTATACACGGGTGATTTCGGTATCACAGTTGAAAAGAAAAAGTTCGTCCGTAAGTGTCCACATGAGGGCTGTAAAGGGTTCTTGAGTTCGGTGTGGAAATGCGACGTATGCGATAATTGGACGTGTCCACATTGTAACGAAGTCAAGGGCACGGCGAAGGATACTGATCATACATGTGATCAGAACAACGTAGATACCGTGAATCTTCTCAAGAAGGATACGAAACCGTGTCCGAGTTGTGGTACCATGATCTTCAAGATCAGCGGGTGTTCGCAGATGTGGTGCCCAGACTGTCACACGGCCTTTGATTGGAGATCGGGTACTATAGAGACTGGTATGGTTCATAACCCCCATTTCTACGAATTTCAAAGACGTACGGGGAACACGGGTCGTGTGCCCGGTGATATTCCGTGTGGCGGTCTACCATCTCACGATGAACTTCGTAGGTACATGGGTATACCCGAGCATAACGACCCCCGTTACATGTACCGACGCCAAATTATCCCGGATAGGTACAAGTATATAGGGGAATGTCATCGCATGGTATCCCACGTGGAGAATGTCGAATTGAGGTATTATTATGTGGCAACTCCTGTAAATAACAGTGACTTACGTGTCAAGTACCTCATGAACGAACTCGAAGAGGTATCTTTCAAGACAAAGATTCAGCGGAGGGAGAAGGCGTATGCGAAAACTCGAGCTATACGCGATATCCTGAACATGTTCGTCAATGCGGCGTCAGATATGCTACGTCAGATGGTCCTCAACCGCGACGATGAGAGGGATGAGACACTTCTACACGAACTTGTTGCATACTGCAACGAATCATTTGCGAATCTCGCAAAACAGTACACTCACAAACCAAAACAGTTCGTGTGGATGGAAGGTACTAAGCAATTACAATTCGTTTAAAGTTTATGCGCGGTGGGTATATATGGAGAATATACAAGGATATGCCCAGTACATTTACGATACACTTGGCGCTGGTTTGAGTGAGAGGGTGTACCATAATGCGATGGAGGTCATGCTTAGGAAAAACAATGTTCAATATGAAACGGAGAGAATTGTCCCGATTCATTTTGAAGGTCACGTTATAGGTAACACGCGCGCTGACCTCATAGTAGATGGGTCTATAGTATTGGAATTAAAAGCCGTAAAAACAGTTACAAAAACAATGGAGAGTCAGACACGGAATTATCTACGACAGACGGGGATCTCACGTGCGCTCATAATCAACTTTCCACAGCCTCAGGGTGTAGTTTGCGAATTTCTTCCTGTTGAAGGATGTAGATAGCCGGCATTATCTTGTTAAAAACGACTGCGTTTATTTTGGCGTCTTCGTACCATTTCTCCGGGTTTTCGAGTCCTTCTGTGAGTGCCTCTTTTGCTTTATCTAGGTGCCCTATTGCATCGTTTATGCAAAATTTCCGGTACTTATCCAAGTGGTCGCAATTGTCCATTGTGTATATATTGATGTGTATTCTTTATACGGTAGGTATGAATTCCCATTGGAGATCTTTACATATTTTTTTCCATATGACATCCTGATGATGTAACTTTTCCTTTGATTTTAGTAACGGGAAACACCCAAGGAATTCATCCTCTCCTAGAAGTTCGCAGAACTTATAAAGAACGTAGGAATAACTCAGGAAATTCTTTCGTTCTTTCGGACAGTTTCTATCGAATGGCTCTTGTATATCCTTGAACATCTTCCTAAGTTTATCTTCCGTGACCTGTTCCATACGAGGAGGGTGTATACCATTTAGGATGTTGGTGATATATGGTACGTGTTCATAGTACTTATTCAATCGGAGTTTGCGTAATAGAGTTCGAATCTTGGTATGTGTTATATCCGAAAGAGTCTTAATCTTCTGTTTTTTCAGTTCGGACCGTAGATTTTCTATCACGTCATCGGGAATCGTTGTGGTTTCGCGTGCTTGAAACTGTAACAACCATTCGTTAAAATGATTATCACGTTTGTACGTGTAGTTGAAAATCTTTTCGAAATTCTCATGTTCGTCCTTGTACGTGACACCGTCTCCAATGTAACGTTCGCATAATCCACATGATACGCATACAATCTCACTCCTTGCGTCGTTCAATTGTAAGTCTAACTTACCACAGTTTGTACACGGCTCGGTATCTAATAAACGCTTACACACGGCACTGTGTGTTTCGAATTGACTCCCCTTGTATTTTTCGACTTCGTGTATATATTTAATGTAAATTTCCTTGCGCCTCGTTCCGTGTAAGATCTTCGTTCCGAACCGTTTGTCATATGATTCTTTGCGGATAGAAGTATCGTAAAATTCTTGCAATATAGGTGCACAATCTAATAAATATTCTATCGCCTTTTTTTCGTCTGTTCTTAGTAATTCGGTCAGTTTACTCTCGTACATGGCTATGAAATTTCCATCCATTTAAAGACTAAACATGTTATCCTTTTAATATGTTCTTTAAGTATTTATTATTTCTTTATGTTAGCGTAGTTAACTATTTTCGGGAAGATAAGATAACAAAGGTTGATTTTGAATACGAAGTGGATTCTGATCAGGTTAGTGCGTTATACGGAGATTTTTGGCACCGCGAGCGACGCTGGTGGAATTCTGATATGATATCGGCTCATTATACACGAGTATCAAGGGGTGAAGTAACATACATACCAAAGTGTGTGCATAACGCGTATTTCCGTGTCAAGTATACCATGGCCGGGCGTGTGTACAGATTTATCACGGAAGACACGAACATTACATACCCACCCGACGATCCATCTGGGAACGTGATGCGATTTTCGTTACCTATTAGGCAAGCTATATTACTGGATGAGAACGACGTAGTGGTCCGTGATGTTACGAAGAAGATGAAACAATATCACGGACCGCACGGGGATTATCACCGTATGGATCTACCCGTAAAATACATGTTCTTTGAGGATAACTATAGCAAGTTGCGCATTATTAATATCATTAACTCCGTCCAGACCGTTGAGAAATCGGCTAGTATTCGTCGGCTTTTGTAGACAGATAGAACCGCAGTTCACCTAGATCTGCTACATTGTACTTTAGCACCAAAAACCTGTTTGCCTCCTCTTGCATAATCTGGACGTTTGAACACATTCCAGTTGCCTTTGTAAATAAATTCACATACTTGAGAGAGTATACACCCTTGATACTCCCGGTAAACTCATTATCCGAACCACAATCTATGACAGTGTCCTGATTGGCAAAATCACCTTCGCAACTGATAATGAATTTATCTCGGTTCCGGTGGATGCATACGTCAGATGAGATGTTGTTCATGTCCCGGTTAATCCTCTGGAAATCAACGGATGGCATGACAGTCACAACATTCATGTCGACTGGGGGGAGTTGGATACGATCATCGTCAATATCGAGTAACTTTAGTTTGAATGAAGTGCTAGACTTTTTCACATTGTTTTCGATCTTGATATTCATGGACTCAATATCATTAATATCGAACGTGACAACATCGTTATTCGTAATGGTCTTGAGTAATTTATACGTATTAGTGATGTTAATGCCCGCAATAACCTCGCCTGAACATTCGTACTCATCAAAGTTATCCGCGCTTAGAGTTAGATCAACCAGAGCAACACGGGCCGTGTCGAGAGTAAGGATCTTCAGCCCTTCGCTCGTGAATATAACATTGACGTCATTGAGTATGTCCTTTAGAACTTCGAACGTGGATTTTAAGGCCGTGGCTTGCACGGTTTTAAAATGCATTTATCAAAAAAGACCTTTAATCTTTATGTATATTGTGAGTTAGACGCATCTACCGTCTTGTTTATTTTTGCCTCCAATTCGGGGGTCATTGCCGGTTGTAGGGGTTCGCCGTAACTTGATAAGTTGAAGTGCGCATCGTCGTCGCCTCCTCCTAGCAGGGACATTCCGATACCTTTACCCATCGTCTGGTGTGCTACCTTACACGGGAGAAGCGAGGTCAGCCATGTCAGTATCTCCTGTTTACCACTCAGGAATTTACTGTTCTTTGTTATCATTACGGGTACGCCCGTGATCTTACTCCTATATTCCCCGGGTACGCCTAACTGATTTACGTCGTGATATTTAACGAGGTTAGTCAATTGCGGCTTCGACTGTATGTACTGGATCACGTCTACACAACGTTGACACTTTGTACTATATATCAGTAGCGCTGACATTTGCTAATATAACGAATACTTTTGTTTATTTTTTTTTGACGCATCATAGTAATAAGATGCAAACCCTCTACATCGTCCTGATCCTGGCATGTCTTTTATGCGTGTACAAGTCGTCAAAGAAGGAAAATTTCACCGAACTTTTTGGGTTTGCTGGGTATAAGAAACCCATAACAAACATTGATATAAACTACACTTCGTCCGGATATGATATCTCCAAGTTTCAGGAGACGACAGACGGTGTTACTAGGGATGAGATCAACGATTGCCTGAAGATATCCGAGAAGTTTATCAGGAACAGACAATCCGATCTTTGTGTATACCCAATAGAAACTAACAAGATAATGAAATATACAGGTGCCAATGATTCTATCATGTTCAGGTGCAGGTTCATGTACACTGTGACAAATCAGAACTTCCCGTTTGGGTTCGGTGCTAGCGTCGACATATTAAACGGTTCGGTGGTTGCGTTCCACACACAGACCAAGACCCCAAACAACTCGATCGGTCCCAGTGAGAAGATGACAGGGGCGGATTTTTTACCTCTTGCGGACATTATGCCTAAACCTAATATGTATACATAGTAATGACCATAAACATTGACGATGTGAGAAAGGTAGAAGAAAAACGTCGAAAGGCGAAAAAGGAGATGTACACCAAGATGTATGACATGTTCTCTAAGAAGATACAGGTTGCGGTAGACCATCACCAGAAAAGCGTAGTGTTGAATATTCCTGTATTCATGTTTGGGTATCCCAGATATAATATGTCATCTGCGCGCAAATACATGGAGCGTCAACTGACGTTGAGTGGCTTCAGTATATATAGAATAATGGACAATGGTATATTCGTCACGTGGGTCAAGGAAGAAAAACTGCATTGCTCAGTAGTGACGCCAACTACCACAAAAAACAGCGACATGCAATGCGCCGAAGACAGTACTATTCCAGACCTAGTAAACCTGAGAAAGTTAGCAAATAAATACCGTGCGTAATTGTCGATATAGATTTTTGTAGTATGAATCTATATGGATTTGAATGTTCTTGTTGAAGCGAAGAATGAGTACTATGATCAACTAACTGAAATCATGTGTCCATTCATGATCGAGGCGTTTCAGAAATTATACAAGGACGCCGCCAAGATGTCAAAGGGGAAGAAGGTTCTTCTGCAGTTTCAGGCGGTTTTACAGGAAGTTCCTAACTGGAATCCGAAGATGACGAGTGATCACGTTACAGCAATCACGGATTCGTGCTCATGGTTCAACGACCTCATGGCCGCTGCGTTCGTGAGTTACGTAAAGATTCTTTCTTCTGTACGTCTCAATAATACGAATCAGAAGGTATCCATTAAATTACCTAGCAATGAGTTGTTTGTACAGGGTGTGTACAACCTCGCAGCCGAAGATATATACAATGATCCGTATGTATTCAACGAGGCCATGACGGACCGCGAACGAATAGTAGCACTTCGCAAGAGATTCAGGGAGTGTATAGACTCCAACATACGTAAGATGGCTCCTATCCAAGAGATTCTGAAGACGTACATGACAACGAGCGATAATAAGGAAATAGATTTCAATGTCAACGCCGACGAGGATTTGGAGGATACCGAGGATCCGGATATTTCTGATGAGTTACCGGTCGTGGACGAGCCTGTCTCACCGAGCAATGAAGAGGAAGGAGCCCCATTGGCGAGCGATAGTAACGAGATCCAACCGGCTGATCCAATGGAAGTCGGTGACATTCTAGACGAGACGCCGGGTGGTATGGAAGAGGAGGACATTCCCATGGGAGATGAACTCGGTACCCCAATCGGACAATTACCGGAGATATCAAGTGCCGATATCCCAGCCGAGCGCGAACCCGGTACTAAGAACATTCAGGTTGGTAAGTTTAAGGAGGATGTGCTATTTCACGACGCGCCCGACAGGTAACTAAAAAAAAGATTTATAATATATAATGGAACTTAACGATATTCTACGCGACCCCGCGTCAGCTGCATTATTCGCAGCCGGTGTCACGGCAGGTTATATATATCTGAAAGCGAAACTAAACAACGACCCCGTCCCAGAAAACAGCGAGATAGTGAAGCCGGGAGTGCTGGTTGCCTTACTCGAATATTTCATTGTCATAAACGGTGGCGGTATGAAGGAGACCATTTCTCTTGAACCATTTTAAGATAACTTAAAGATAATACACGAGAATATAATATACAATGACGTCTATGGGTGCATGGAACGACATGATGGGTCAGTTTCTTACCGAGTTGGTAACTACTTTCCCCGAGGAACCGGCGATTAAGAAGTATAAGACATCGTTCGAACTGATCCGCAAGACGAACCCCCGCCTTGCGATTGAGGGGTTTATGCGCGCTATTCGCGAATGCCAGGATCAGATCATGCAGAAGGATGAGTCGTTCTTTCTTAGTACGTCGAATCAGAACGAGTTCCTGGCGGAATTGAACATCGCCAAGCACTGGAACGATTCCCTCTCGACTAATACCAAGGACGCGATCTGGCAGTATCTTCAGACTCTTAGTATTCTGGGCACGACTCTCACGGCGCTACCAGCCGATGCTCTCAGTCAGATCGAGAATGTTGCCGAGTCCATGGCGAAGAATATTCAGGATGGTAACGGTATTAACGAAGGTGCACTGACCGGACTTTTCGCATCACTGGCGGGTATGCTTGGCGGAGAAAAAAAGTAAGTGTATATCAAAGAGATGTTAGATTGGAAACAACTTTTTAGATCCGATAAAATTCAACAATTCTGGCCAAACAGTTCACAGACCCCCGAGGAACGTGTATACGCGTCAATGCGTTTTGTATTATATACAGGTACGATCGTGTACGCTATAAAGAGAGATCTCCGCGTACTTGTATTATCTTTACTTGTATTGGGGGTTCTTTATGCTCTTTATACACACGGTGCCATTGAGGCGGGTGAGACTATCACGGGTAGTTCAGACTGTACCCGACCCACTAAGGGCAATCCCATGGCGAATGTGCTACTCGAAGATTACGCAAACGATCCTACCCGCCCCATGGCATGTTACTACCCCACTGTTCAGAGAGAGGTTAAGAAGTTCCTCGATGATACTATCCCATTTGACGCGGGTCGGTCCCGAAGTCCCCTTCCCAAGTATCAGCGCAACGCCGCCGCCCGGCAATTCGTAACAATGCCGGTAAGCACCATCCCCAATGCTCAGACCGAGTTTGCCGAGGCGTGTTACGGTAAGAAGTTCCAGCCCCTGTGCCGCGACACGCCCGGTGCATGTAATCCCAACATGCGAGGTGTTCAACTTGAGGCGTTTGCTGGTCTGGACCCAAGTGACGATCGCCGGGGTGGTGGTCGGGGTGGGGGGACCCCTGGTCCATCTACATAAAATAAAATATATAATGTAACAGTAATAAGAAATGGCGTACCAGTTAAACCCAAACTTGCCCCGTATACAAAAACCCGCCGTTCCCCCGAACTGCGCGGATGATTTTATATTCGCGTACCCCATGCCCACCAACCTCAACTATTGCTGCCGCCCCAGTACCATGATTTACGGTACGGCGCCCTACATGGCTGGGAAGGGTGCACCGAACGAGTTGATGGCGGTTTCCGACGAGTTGCGGCCACAGTCTACCACGCGTTTCGATAAGCCCCTTATCGAAACATACAAGCGTGACTTGTTCCCGTTACAGGATATGAAATGCAGTCTCCCACTTCGCACAATGTCATACGAGCCCCAGAGTTCCAGGGCTGAACTACAGAATGGATTATTCTTCCAGCGGTATTGTAATAAATAAAAATCTCATTAATTCATAAGAATGGCTGACCCATTGTCATTGGCGGCGATAGCAGCATTAATATATACAGGGCGAAAGTTGAGCGAGAAGAAGTCGGATTCCGGCTCGGGTACTCCTCCACCTTCATCCCCCCCGGACGCCAGGCCCTCTGAACTACTTGGCCTCGATACCAACCCTAACATGTCCTCTATCATGCACCTTCATTCGGGGACAGGGGATATACATTCCAGTGTAGGCATGCGAACAAGCAACAAGACTGAGCATCCCAGTTTCGGAGATGTGGCGTTCATGAAGCACGTGAACGGCGAGCCTGTACAGGATTTCAGGGATAGACCGTACGTGTCGGGTAAGATGAACAATTTCGGGCCGGCCGAAAAGCAGTTGGTAGGGCCGGGTCTCGGCGTTGGTGCCGACGTGCCCGCATATGGCGGGTACCAGCAGTTGTTCAGGGTCAAGCCGAATAATGTCGGCGCCGAGCGTCTTACGACGTTACCAGGCAGGACGGGTCCCGCTATAGACGTGACTGGTGGTCGCAGTGGATTGATTGGAGAGGTAGGCCACAACAAACCGGCCACGGTCGCGTTCCTTCCGTCGCGTCTCCCGAACGTTGAGGGGCGGGCACAGGGCCAGGGCGGGGCTCTTACGGCTACGGTTCCCCGCGGTAAGTACGAGAAGACCAAACGACCAACGAATCGGTCAGAGTATACGTACAGAGGTGACGGCTTGACGTACGGCGCGGCGAAGAGTTTCAATTCGGCACTCACCGAGGCACAGAACCCAACGCGAAACAAGGGTGATCTCACAACGGCTGAATACAGTTTCGTCGACAACCCATCCCCGGGTATTCACAGTTTCCACGGGGCTTTTACTAACTCGGCTGCTGTCAACATGATGAACTCGGCAAATGGGCAGCAGTACACGACCGCGCAACTCGAGGCGGCTGGTCTTCGTCCCGCGGATAGACGCGGCAAGAAGGACAGAGGAGGTAACGCGGGGCGTATGAACGTGAGAGGCGACCCTCTCAACCAGGGTGGCATGATCACGGCCATTAAGGCCGATACGGCGCGTACAGACGGTCGTAATGGACCGGCGAATGGCGGATGGTCTCAGAATTACGTACAAAATAAATTCTATCAGCTGAACCCTTACAAGGGTAACGCCAACCCCAGAAATACGAGCAGGGGGCTCGCAGTCGCTAAGAACCAATTGCAGAACAACCCTTTTGCGCACACTATTTCCAATTAAATAAACCATGTACCATGTAAGAATGGAGGTCTACAATCTCTTTGTTTCGTCAGAGAACAGGGATGTAGACAAGTATCCATCAGGCAATTCTTACACGCT